CACCAGTTTCACCTTGTAATCCTTGAGGTCCGGTAGGTCCTGTGGCACCAGTTTCTCCCCTAGGTATTGTAAAATTTAAAATTGCATTTTCTGATGTACCACTATTTGTTACCTGTGCATTTGTTCCAGGTTCTCCAGTTGTAGTACTTCCTACTGTTATAGTTGCTGGTCCTTGTGGTCCTCTTGGTCCAGTAGGTCCAACTACACAGCATCTTTCTCTATGTCTTCTTCCTTCTTCTATAATTCGTCTTATTTTATCATTATCCATAATTAACTCCTTTCTATATTATTTTATGTATATATTGAAGAGTGATAATTATTAATGACTAAAAATAAATGTTAAAAAAATTATAAAAAACTATCTATTACATTAAAAAATAAAAAGCCTTATTTTGTAAGACTTTATTTTCATTAATGGTGGAGGTGAGGGGAATAATATTTAATTTTTATAAAAATGATAAAGCCTTATAAAACATTGATTTATTTGCTATTGTTATTGATTTTTTTCTATACAGTTATGTGTTATTTTTAAAAATATGTACCTAAAATGTACCTAATTTTATTAATTTTCCATTAATTTAATTATTTCATCTAATTTTGATTTATACATATGTGAATATCGATTTAAAGTCATACTAACATCGGCATGCCCTAAATATTTAGCAACTAATACAGGATCTGCATTTTTAGATATTAGCAGACTAGCACAACTATGTCTAAAGTCATGTATTCTAATTCTTTTTACATTTGATAATTCACAATATTTATTTTTGTGTTTTTGTATAGTGGTTTCTGGTGTTGGATTTATTCCACCGAAGACGAACCATTCGTTATTGAAACCATCTAAAACTTTGTATGTATTATATAAGTTATATAATTCTACTCTAAGCATCTTTGTCATAGGAATAATTCTGTAACTTGACTTTGCTTTTGGAGGGAATATTGTATATTTTTGTCCCTTTAATTTAGTAGTTAGTGTTTTATTTATACTGATAGTATCTTTAGTAAAGTCAATATCATTCCAGTTTAGTGCTTGTAACTCTCCTTGGCGTAAGCCACAATAAAATAAAACTTGAAAAAGTGTTTTCCATATATCATCATTAATTACAGATAAAAATTGTTGAAATTCTTCTAGTGTAAAGAACATCATTTCTACTTTTTTTTCTGTTTTATCAACAAAGCCCTTGTCAATTATTATAACATTTGTTGATACCTTATAATAAGTTTCTGCATATTTATTAATTTCACATAAAAGTTTATATATTTTATTTTTGTATGAACAACATAATTTTTTGTTATTTAATTCAGCTTTCCATTTTTTGAATTGTGCTAATGTCAATTTATCAATGGAAATATTTCCTAAATATGGTTGTATATGCTTATAATAGTTTTTTATTTTGTTTAAGGTTGTTTCTCTAACTTCTTCTTGTTTTTTTAAGATAAATTCTTCATAAACATTATTAAATGTTATCTTCTTGTTTTTACTAGTTTCTCCAATAGATAGTAGAAATTTTGCTTCTTCCTTAGTTGCTTCTTCTTTAGTAGAAAATTTTTTGCTTTTCTTTTGTTTTATATTTCCATAAATATCTCTATAATTGCATTTAAAGTACCATATTTTATTATCCTTAGTTTTTTCAGCTTTTGTTTTATAAACTGGCATAAAAACCACTTTCCTTTCGTTTTATCATTGAAATAGTTTTGTTTCTATGCTATAATTATATTGCATAGAAAAATCCTAATCGTGCTAGATTTTGATTATTTTGTGTATTTTGACTAGTTCTGTTCCAGCAGTTCTAGTCTTTTTTTATTTGAATTTACAGTTTTTAAATGTATATGTAGTTATTGCTCCCATAAAGTCTTCTATTCCTCGACTTTGAAATTTGCAATATACCGTTACTTCATCATCTTTGTTTACAGATCTTAAGATGTCACCATTGTTGAAATAAGCATCTAATTCAATAAGTTTTGATTTTTCACTACTGTTATCATTGTATTGAATTTTTAGGTATGTATCGCCCCAAAATTCTTCCACCTTGTATACTTTTCCAGTGAAGTAGTAATAGTTATTTTTATATTTATCTTCAGCTGATATTTCGTTAGCAATGTAATCACTATGTAATTCCTGTGGATTTAGCGCAGAATATTCACTAATGTCTATGTTGTCTTCTAAATTTGAATTTGAACCAATTGCAACTATACCTATAAATAAAAATAAAAGAATGATAAGAATTATAATTAATTTATTTTTCTTTTTAGAATCAAAAGATTTTTTTTCTTTACTTGATTCTGATTTAATAAATTTCCCACATTTTAAACATACATCTTGATTATCACTCAATTTATTACCACAATTACTACAAAATTTCATTTTTCACACCTCACTTTCTATTTAAAAAACAACTATAATAGCATATTTTAAATCTATTTATTTAAATAATATAGTGTTATTATGAAAAACTATTTTTTCTTTTAATGAATATTTTATATTATTTTCATTTATTAATAAATGCTTTTTTTCTTGTTTGAAATCAGTTTTGTTTTTGAGTTCTGATAATGAACTTCTTGTCCTTAATATTCCACTTGTAGTGTGTATCAAGCAATATTTAGAATTTTTCTCTTTGGTTATAAATAAAATATCATTTATATGTATTTCAATTTGATTTCCACTAATATTTAAATTTACTATTTTATCTTCTAATAATATACTTTTAGCAGAATTAAATGCCTCGATTAATTTAACTTCTAATTCTTCATCTTTTGAAATATAAGTAAGCACATTTAATCTTGATGTGATTATGCTTTCTTTTTCGTTATAAATAGAGAAGAATATTATTATGCTTTTCCAATCGTGTTCTCTTATTAAATTTGCAATTTCAATTCCATTAGTATCAGAGTTTTTTAATTTAATATCTAAAAGGTATATTTTAAAATTTTTATTGTTTATAATTGCGATTAATTCATCATTATATTTATCAAAATACAAAAATTTATCAAAAAAATTATTTTCGTTTAAAATTTTTTTAATTTTATTTTTCCAAAATGTATCATCTTCTACTACTACTACTTCCATTTTTACTTCTCCCAATTATAAGTATATCAAATATTAATGTTTTTTAAATTTACTTTTAATAACTGGAAAAAATTACCAGATTTACTAAAATTTATTTAAAGGTCAAAATCAGTTGTTTTATGGACATTATCTTGTATTATCATCCTTAGTTTGATAGTATCTATATTTATCAGGAAGAGGTGTAGTATGAGTTATGATGAGTTTATTAAAATATTAGAAACTAGAAATATAAACTTGTTTTTATATTTTATTATTGCTGAGGACTATTGTTAGTTCTCTTTTTTGTTTATTCCATCTATCATATCTGCTATTTTTAATAATTTATTTAGACTTTCTTCATCAATATTTTCATTTTCATCCATTAAACCTTTTTCTCTTAGTAGTCTTTTAAATTTTTCCTCTTGGCTTTTGTTTGTTGTATCTGGAAAAAAATCATTTATAGATACATTAAAGTAATTTGCAAGCGAAAAAAGAATATCTTGATTTGTCTTTCTTTCACCAATTTCATATCTTGATACTGTTTGTGGTGTTGTCTTCAAAATTTCTGCTAATTCTTCTTGAGTGATATTTCTTTTGGTCCTTAATTCTCTTATTTTGTTTCCTATGTATTTATTTATATCCATATAATTTTCCTCCGCAATACAATTATAACATACTTTCACCAAAATGGAACAAAAAGGTGTAAAAAAAAACAAAAAAGTGTTGACACATCACCAAAATGGTGATACAATTAACTTGCAAATATGAAGGAGGTGAAAATAATAATGCAAGAAAAATTAATAATAATTAGAAAACAGAGGGACATAACACAAAAGGATTTGGCAGATTTAATTGGTATAACACCCAAACAATATAGACTGAAAGAAATTGGTGACACTAAATTTAATGGTGATGAAATGTTTAAAATAGCTGATTTTTTAAATTTAAAAATCGAAGATATTTTTTTACCTACAACTCACCAAATTGGTGAATTACCGAAAGAAAAAGAAGAATAGAAGAATTATTTGAGGAGTAGGAGATAGAAGTGGAAAATATGTATGACAACAAATATGAAAAAATATTGCGAATACTTTTACCAATACAGCTAGTACTTGCAATATTTATAATAATAGGCAGTATAGTAGCAATGATTTTAAAATTTAAAGGACTTTAACTAATTCTTTTAATTAGTTCTTGCAAAGAATTAGAGATCATTTTAAGTTCATTGCCTTGTACACTTTGTTTAGCCGTAGCAATGCCATAATCTTGTTTGAGATTAATTGTAAAAGTATCAGAATATTCTTTTTTACCACTTAGGTAATCAATTTTAAAAGAAACTGTTTCAAGTTCAGAGTCATTAGATCTAATGGGAAGTTTGTAAGATTGATTAGGTGCAATATAAGAGTCATTTAAATATTTTAAAGCTTCATTAAGTTTTAAAGCACTGAGTTTATCAACATTTTCTTGATTATATGTTATTGATGTTATATGTGCAGTAGTATTGCCACTATTTTTAATGACCAAATATTCAATAGGGCTATTAATGGCTATTGTGTCTTTGTACATTATGATATATGCTCTTTTTGAATTTTCAATTATTTGCTTATTTTGAACTAATACAATAATAATTGAAATAGTCGAAATAATTGAAAGAATACCTGTACCAATTGCTAACCAAAATTGTATCCAATCAGTAGTTGTCAAATTATTCACCTCACTTTCTAATTGCTTATTATAAATTAGAAGTGAAAAAAAGTAAATAAAAATAGGTACTGGAATACCTAAATAAATCTAGCGCGGAAGGAGAAAAAATGGGAAAAAGTAAAAAAAGACCTGTTTATGATTATATAGAACAGGAAAAGATTATTAATAAACCTTGGTTAAGTACTGAGGACTTGAAAATTATATTACCACTTGGAGAAAATGCAATAAATGATTTTAGAAAATCAATATGTGATGAAATGGATAAAAATAACGAGTTTTATTTTAAAACTAGACCTATATTAATTCCCACTAAAAAGGTAGTAGAGAAGTTAAATATAGATGTTGCTTTAATTAGAAGAGAGGCAAGTAAAATGAGAAAGGCGGTGATGTAAATGAAAAAAACAAGGTTAAAGATTAAATGGAAAAATTTAATACAAATGCTATTATTACCAATAACAATGTTTATTAGTTTTAATCTAATGTTTAATCAATACTCAATATTCGCAGGTGGATATATCAATTTAATATTAATAGCTATTAATATCATAATGATAACAAATCTTGGAATTGAGTATGAAAAAATCTGCTAAGAGAGTAGAACAAATCTTATTAGCAGATTACAAAAATAAAAAGTTCGGTTAACTTTTTACATACTAAATTATAACAGAAAGTATGGTTTTTGTCAAATGGCGGGTTTAGGTTGAATAAAAGTGGAGGTAGCAATGAAAGATAGCATTATATTTTATTTATCACATTATGAAGTAGTAAAGCAACTGGATAATGAGCAATTAGGAAAGTTATATCGAGCATTATTTGAATTGGCACTAGGAAATGAGCCAAAAGTCGATGAAGATATTAAAATACCGTTCGGTTTTATAAAAAACCAAATGGTTTTAGATATAGAGAAATATAATGAAAAACGTATGAAAAACAAGGAAAATGGTAAACTTGGTGGTAGACCTAAAAAGAATGCTACCGAAGAAATCGAAAAACCGAAAAAAGCGAATGGTTTTTTTGAAAACCCTAATGATAATGAAAATGATAATGAAAATGAAAATGATAATGAAAATGATAATGATAATGATAATGAAGATGAAGTAGATATATATGATTTTTTCACATCAAACTTCGGCTACTGTATTCCACCAATTCAAATGAAAAATTTGGATGATTGGTTAAAAGAATTTGGAAACAATTCTGAAATAATTAAATTTGCAATAAAAAAATGTTGTGACAATAATGTGAGAACTTTTAACTACTTAGAAGGAATTTTAAGAGCTTGGAAATCAAAAGGATTTAAAACACTTGAAGAGTGTAAAAACGAAATAAAAAAAGTAAAGGGTATACCCGAATGGTTTGACACCAAAATTGAAAAAAAAGATGTAAATTTAGAAAAAAAACAAAAAATAGATGAATTATTGAAAGAATACAAAAATCAATAATTAACAAAAGTGAGGTAAGAAAGAAAATGAAAAACGAAATACAAATAGCGGTAATTGAACAATTACCAAAAATAACTGAAAAAATTGAAAAAGTTGGAGCAGATTTAGATAAAAGACTTGCTGATTTAAAACTAGATTCATTAGTTTGTAGTGAAGAAACAAGAAAATCAATCAAAGAATTAAGAACAAGTTTGAGTTCAGAATTTAAAAACTTTGAAAACCAAAGAAAAGAAATAAAAACAAAAATTAATGAACCATATGAAGTTTTCAATAAAACCTATGAAAAAGAAATAAAAACAAAATATCAACAAGCAGATTTAACGTTAAAAACAAAAATAGATGAAGTTGAAAATAGTATGAAGAATAAAGCAAGAGAATTAGCAAATGAATACTTTAATGAATATAAAAATTCAAAAACAGTAATCAAAGACAATTATTTATCATTTGAAGAACTTAATTTGTCAATTGGTCTGGATGCTTTAACTGATAAGGGTGCATTAGTTAAAAAATATAAAGATACAATTATTGAAAAAGTTGATAATGTTGAGATAGATATTGAAACAATAGGCACAATGGAACATAAAGAAGAAATTCTTGCTGAGTATCTTAAGCATAAAAACTTATCACTTGCAATCAAAGATGTTAACGATAGACATTTTGTATTAGCACAAGTTCAAAGAGATTATGAAATAGTAGAAGAGCAAAAGGTACAAGAAGAATTAGTTACCGAAAGAGTGGATGAAGTATTATCTGCACCAAAAGAAGAACAAACAACTATTGATGACTTTATGGAAGAAAAGGAAACAAGTGAAGAATCATTAGAAGCTAAATTTAAAGTAATTACTTCAAGAGAAAATTTAAAATACTTAGTAAATGTGATGAAAGAAAGAGGTATGAAATATGAATCAATTACAGAGTAAACCTAAATTCAGTTTAGCAATTCAAAGTGATGGCTACAAAAAATTAATTAATAATACACTTGGTGATCCTAAAAGAGCATCAAAATTTATAGCAGCAATAAGTAGTGCAGTTGCTACAAATGCTAGTTTACAACAATGTGATGCCGGAAGTATTCTTAGTGGAGCATTACTAGGTGAGGCACTTAATTTAAGTCCAAGCCCTCAATTAGGTCAATATTATTTGGTGCCATTTAAAGATAAAGCACAATTTCAATTAGGATACAAAGGCTATATTCAATTAGCAATAAGAAGTGGTCAATATAAAGACATTGATGTTATTGAAGTAAGAGAAGGCGAATATAAAGGCAGAAATAAAATAACTGGAAAACATCAATTTGAATTCATTGAAGATGAAGTTGAAAGAGAGAACAAAGAAATAATTGGATATATGGCTTATTTTGAATATCTAAATGGTTTTTATAAAAACTTATACTGGTCAAAAGAAAAAATGCAAAAACATGCTTTAGAATACTCTCAAGCATATGCTAGTGACGTTAAAAAGAATACTAATTATTCATTTTGGAGTAAAGATTTTAATGGAATGGCTTTTAAAACAATGCTAAGGCAATTAATTTCTAAATGGGGAATTATGAGTATAGATATGCAAGAAGCTTTAACAAAAGATATGTCAGTAGTAAAAGAAGATGGAACTTATGACTATATTGACAATCAAACAACTTCACCACAAGTAATAACAGGAGAAACAATTGATGTTGAAGTTCAAAAGGTTAACGAAGAAGTAAAACAGGTTAACATAAATGAACTTTAAAATAATCAACAGTGGTTCTGATGGAAATGGATTGATATTAGAAGATACTATTCTTATTGATTGTGGAGTGTCATTTAAAAAAATAAATGATTATTATAAGCAATTAAAAATAGTTCTTCTAACGCATATCCACGGAGATCACTTTAATAAAAAGACTATATCTAAATTAGCAACTGAAAGACCAACATTAAGATTTGGATGTTGTGAGTGGTTAGTAGAAGATTTATTAAAATGTGGAGTAAATAAAAAAAATATAGATGTATTTAAAATAGGCAAAATTTACGATTATAGAGACTTTAAGGTAATTCCTATAAACTTATATCACGATGTGCCACAGTGTGGCTACAAATTAAAAATAAATGAAAATAAATTGATATATGCAACAGACACTAACTCATTAGAACATATTACTGCTAAAAATTATAATTATTACTTCATTGAGGGTAATTATGAAGATGAAGAAGAATTACACAATAGAGCAGTAAATGAATTCTATGAGAGTAGAGTAAAGAAAACACATTTAAGCAAAGTAAAAGCAACTGAGTGGTTAATGAAAAATATGGGAAATAATTCTAAATATATATTTATGCATGAGCATAAGGAGAAATGAAATGATAGAGACTGAAGAATATTATGGAGGAACCTATCCGGAACCTCCTGAAATTGAAGAAAAAGAATCTGGTGAAGATTATGATTCCGAAATGGCAGACATAATCTACGAAGAAAGAGAATTAGGCTTAATATAATGACAAAAAAAGAAGAAGAAATATTATTAAAACATAAAGAAGAATTCAGAGAAAGGTTAGGTAAAAAAATATGAATAGAGTAGATTTAGTAGGAAGACTTACAAGAGATCCTGAACTAAGGTATACACCATCAACTAATAGGCCAGTTGCTAGTTTTACATTAGCAGTAAATAGAAATTTTACTAATCAAAATGGAGAAAAAGAAGCAGATTTTATTAATTGCGTAGTATGGGACAAGCAAGCAGAAAATTTATCGAAGTACCAAAAAAAGGGTAGTTTAATTTCAGTTGAAGGAAGAATACAAACAAGAAATTATGATGGTGATGATGGAAAGAAAGTATATGTAACAGAGGTAGTAGCAAATAACATTAGTTACTTAGAATCTAAGAAAGATGACAGTAACAACATGAGTAGTTTAGAAAATAGTATACCTAGTGGTAGTGTTAAAGCAGAGGAAGTTGATAACTTTCCTATGGAGAATGATCCATTTGCTAACAATCAGACAACTATTAGTGATTCTGATTTACCATTCTAATTTGGAGGAAAAGTATGAACTATTGTGATAAATGTGGTAATTGTAGTCGTTGCGGTGAATGTTGTGCTGCAACACTACCAATTACCAAAAATGAAGAAAAAAACATAAGGGAATATATAAAAGAACATAACATAAAGCCAGAGTTTTTTCAAAAGCATGACGATATGAATTTACAATGTTGCTTTTATGACAGAATAAAGAAGGTATGCAAGATATATGAGGTTAGACCAAGTATATGTAGGACTTACAAATGTGATAAGTCTAAGCTAATACTAGATCGTGAAAAAGATATAGCACATAAAAAAGCCTATTGGAATAGTTTGAAAAATGGTAAAATTACTAATTTAACTGATATGAGGTTACTATTCTATAACGACCCAAGAAGTTTGATAGGAAATATAATGTATAAACTAACTAAGGGTACTATGATAGCAACTGAAAAGGAATTCAATCAATTAAAAATGGTGCTAGATAGTGGTGGACAAGCAGAACTAGCAAATTGTTTGGAGGGAGAGTTTAAATAAGAAAATGAAGGTAAAAGGGAAGATAACTGATGTAAATCTAGATTATGTACTTCATAAACCAAAAATAACAATTCAATTAGAAAATCAAGAGGACTTACTTACTGATAATTTTGAAAAATTAAGAAAAGAAGAAAGACTTGAAGTAGTTCTGGAAAAATATTACGAGAAAAGAGGCCTACAAGCAAATAAGTATTTTCACAAGCAAATTAACCAATTAGCAAGATATGAGCGAGGAATTGGACACGCAATTAGTGATGATGAAATGAAGAAAAATATCAATTTACAATATGGAACTATTGCTGCTGACGGGTATGGAAGAATTTTTGGAGCAAAGGTACCACATGGAACTGATATGCAACACTTTTATCCTTATTCAAAGATGTATAAAACTGAAGATGGTTGCGATTGTTATATATTTTATAAAAGAACTAGTGAGTTAAATACAAGAGAAATGAGCCAACTAATTAAGGGGTTAGATGTTGAATGCATGAAGGTTGGTATTGAAACATTAGAGGAAAAGAAATTTAAAAAAATGATGGAAGAATACGAAAGGGAGTATCAAAGGAATGTTAGAAGAGATAATTGAAGAGAAAAAAGAATATAAAAATGAGTATGAGAGAAAAATAGAACGATTAACACGAGATAAAAATCTATTACTATTAGAAAATAAAAGGTTAATAGAAAAAGTTGCTAACTATGAAAAAGAGAGTGCCTACTTAAATAAAAGGAATGCCACACTTAATGCCTTAGAAAAATCTATTCCAAATAGAATAGAAACTTACAAATCTAAGAATGCACCAGATTATTTGATCAAAGAGTTGGAGATGTGGCAAGATATGCTATCAATGGATAAAGAAAAAAATTTAGAAAGCGAAGAAGAATAAAAGGAGTAAAAAGTATGGATTACAAAGCAAGAGAGTTAACCAGAACAGAAGAGAAAGAATTGAAAAAAATGATGCCTAAACTTCCTAGGAAAAAGTTTAGTATCAAAAATATAATTAAAGCTGTAAAAAATTATGACAGTGTAGTTAATCAATTAGAGTTTATATCTGAAATTAATGAAAAGAGACAAAAAGATATATTCAGACTACAAAGTCAATGTAGACAGAGTGAAGATTTATTAGTGTTAAAAATTAAAGAAATAAAGAAGTTAGAAAATAAAGTTTTAGAAAAGGAAGAACAAAGAAGAAGTAATGCAGGTAAAGTTGGTAGTTTAACTAAAAAAGTATCTGATTTAAAAGAAGAATTAGAAATAGTTAAAAAGGAATTATCTAATACTAAGAATAAATTAGCAGATAGTATGACTGACAAGTGGTTAAGAGTAAAATTACCACCAGTGAAAGCACCTAAAATTAAAATGATAACTAGACCTCAGAAGATGAAAACAGCTACAAGAAAGTTTATGGCAAAAGAGTTTGAAAGGTAATTATGAAAAAGATTGTAAAAATACTTCAAAAAAAGCAGAAAGAGATTAAAAGATTCTTCGAGAAAACAAGAGTAAACGAGAATTGGCACACTAGATACAACAATCTAGAAAAGAAGTATTCAGAACTTGAAGAAGATTATAAAAAATTAGAAAAGAAACTAGATAGAGACAAACAAAATCAATTAATAGATCAATTAAAAAGAGATTGTTCAAACTATAAAAGACAGAGAGATATTTTAAGAGAAAAGAATAAGGAGTTAGTGTATGTTGAAAGAGTTAATAAAATTAATGGAAGATGATAAGAAAGTATGCAATTTAGTTACAGTAGTAGTACTAGGAATTATTATGCTGATACTTACTATAATTGCAGTTTTGGTAAATTAGAATGAAAAAATTAGTTGAATATGCCTTATACAAAGGTGATAAGTTTATTAATATAGGTACTAAAGAGTACTTGGCTAAGTTATTAAATGTAAGAAAAGAAACAATTGAATTTTATGCCTCTCCAACGAAACTTAAAAGAAATAAAGATAACGGTTATGTAGTAGTAAGGATTGATGATGATGAAAGAGAAGAATAAAGAAGATGAAATAATAATGATGATGATAAGTTTCTTTATAAATGAGATGATTGAAAATGGCATAGCAACCGATAAAGAAATATCGTACTATTTTAATGAATCTAACGATAAGCAATTTAAGAAAATGATTAAAGAATATAAAGAAATAACACTAATAACGAGAAGCAAATCAATTAAGAAAATTAAGGAATTAAAAGAAGAAATAAAAACTTTAAAAAGTGATATCAAGATATCAGAATAAGTAAATAAATTTATTTACTTACAATTGTAATTACATTAGGAGAAATAAGAATATGGATAGTTATAATAAAATTTTTATGATTTTAAGAGAAACAGATTTATTAAATTATGATGAAAAACATGAGTTGCAATTATATCTGATGAATTTAGAACAACAAGTTAAAGAGCAAAAAGAAGTTAATGATAAAGCAATAGAATATATTAAATCTAAAAAATGTAAATATGATGGTTGGAAGATGACAGACCAATTATATGAAAATGAGATAAAAGAATTATTAGAAATATTAAGAGGTGGTTCAAATGGATAAAGAAGAATTAAAGTTGTATGTTAAAAAGTCTTGTGAAAACATATTAAAGCAACTAGCAGAAAATCCAAAAGAAATGCTCGATTTATTAAAATTACAAGATAAATATAATAATCTTTTAAAAGAAAAAATTGAGTTAAAAAGACAAATAAAAAAGAAAAGTGAAGTAATAGATAAAGCAAAACTGTATATTAATTCAACAAAATATAGTGATATAACTGGATTAGAAAAACACTCTATTAAGGAATTTTGGTTTATAGAAGAGTTATTAGATATATTAAATGAGGTGTAAAAATGATAGACAGAAAAGATATATTTATGAGTGGTTTTAAGTCAAAAATAGGTTATTTATTTACTTATAAAGATTTGAATGAATTTGAGGCAATAATAGATTTTTATGAACAACAATGTAAAAAGCAAAAAGAAGTTATTGATAAAGCAAAATCTTTAAATCATGAAATAAGTCATACAATATATGAAGATTTTTTAGAAAAAAATATAATAGGTAGTAAATTTCTATATGAAAGAATTAAAAAGCAGTTTTCAATATTAGAAATTAGAAGATAAAGAGGTGTAAAAATGGCAAAAGAAGATGGCATTTATGCTATGAGATTTGCTAGTCAACAAATATTAATAGATAAATTACAACAAGAAAATAAACAATTAAAAGAAATAATTAATAAAGTAATAGATAAATTAGGAAAATATGCAATTGTGATTAGAAGTAATGGCGAGGCTTATACAATTTGTGTTGATTTATTAGATATATTAAATGAGGTGTCAGAATGATAGAAAAAATATGCAATGAAATAGACATTACATCTAACGAACTTATAATAAAATTATTGCAAAAAGAAAATGAACAACTAAAAGACAAACTATCTAAAATAGAAACATTAATAATAAACCATAATTGTGATATAGGTGATATTTATTATAAGTATAATAGCAGGTTTTTAAAAAGCGAATTAAAACAAAGAATAATGGAAATATTAGAAGATAAAGAGGTGCCAAAATGAGTATATATGAAGCGAGTATAACTAACCCTAAAAAACAATTAGAATTTTACAAACAATTATCAGAACAATTACAACAAGAAAATAAAAAACTAAAAGAACAATTATTAGTAGCTCAAGCAAATGAAGAAATATTTAGATTAGAAATGAAAGATATAACAAGAGCGTTAGGATTAGCTGAAGACATATTATTTGATGATGTTAAAGCAAATGCAAGAAGTTTAAAAGATAATTGGAATAAGTTAAAAGAATATATAAAAGAAACTAAATTAAAAGAGTTTGAAAAGTCATATGGAAAAAGATATGGAAAAACATTTACACAAGCAGAAATTATAGTATGCAATATGATAAAAGAAAAAATGCAAGAACTAGAAGGAAGTGAAAATTAATGGCACCAGATATGCGAAATATAGGGATAAAAAAATTATATTATTGTAAAAAGTTAAAATGGTATCAAAAAATATTACAAAAATTGCATATAAAAAATTATTGGAAAGAAGTAAATGGAGTACAAGAAATAACACTAGGAAGTGATGAGTAAATGAAAGTGGATTATGTTCATAAAGATACTTTGACAGCAACTGATTATGTTGAATTAAATAAAAATAATGAATTGCTTGTAAGTTATAATCAAGCATTATTAAAAGAAATACAAGAGTTAAAGAAACAACTAAAACATGATTATTATGTAAAAGGTTTAGAAGGAACTATTAAAGAATATCAACAAGAAATGAACAAAGTTGCAATTCAACAAAAAGAGTTTATAAATTATTTAGAAGAAGAGATAAAAATATATAGCAAAACAACTTATGCAGAAGAAATTCTTAAAGAGCTGGAAGAAATTTTACAAAAGTGCAAAAAGCATAATAGGAGTTAAATAATGATTAAATTTTATTTAAGTACAGTATTAATATACTTTACAATTTATATGACAAGTGGTTTATTAATGAGGGAACAATTTATAAAAGCGAGAGATAAATTAAGAAAATCAATGAATGATAATTCAAAAATACATGGATATGTGAGAACTGCAATAAATTATTTATTACTATCCTTTATACCTTTATTAAGATTGTTATTTTTTATAGGAAAATTTTATTTTATATTTGACACAGATAATTACATTAAAAAAATAAAGAAAAAGAGGTGGAATAAATGAGTAGAGCATTAATTTACGATAAACCTATGACAAAAGCACAAGCTGATAAAAGATATGAAGAGAAGATGAAATGTTGGAAGAATAGAAACTATTCAACTTTCTGCTTCCACCTTCCTAAGAAACTCGTAAGTGAATTTAGAAGAATAACTAAAATAAATGGTGATGTTCAAAGACAACTAGTTATAAATATGATGGTAGACTACATCAAGGAACATAGGGAATAAAATGAATCTAATCGAAGAGTTAAAAATAATAATTGATAAGTTAAATGAAATAGATAATTATACTCAGACATTAGGTGATCAACTTAGTATTGAAGATAAAAAGACTAGTGATTTATTACATTATATTGAAAATAATAAATTATCTGCATTTGAGTGTTACCGATTAATAAAAGAGATGAAAGATATCAGAACTAATCGCAGAAAGATTAAAAATGACATGGAACTGACAAAAACATTTGATATTAACAAAAACAAACTGTTATTAAAAGAAAATAGAACATTTTTGATAAATGAATTATACAAAAGGGACAAGCAGTTAAAGACAAGATATGTAAATAGATATTATCAAGAAGAAGATTTACAAATGATGTTGAAAGGAGTAAGTGGAGGTAAAGAATGATAGAAAGAAAAATATATAATGGCTGGGCTTTTAGTGAAAATGAATGGGAAAAAGCAAAAATTAATAAAGAAATTTACAAAGAACTGCAAGATAAATATAAGATATTAAAAATAAGTGATGTGGCACATAAAAGCCCAACAGAAGAAGAATTAGAAAACAATGATATAGTCTATTCAAGAAAAGCCTGTTATGGTCATGGAGAATATAAAATATACAAATGCCCTGAAGAAGTGTCATTAAATGAATTATATTTAATATGTGATAAAGGCAACTTATGTTTTGGTGGTAGAGGTAACAAATCTTTTATAAATATATCAGAAGATTAGGAGAATAAGCATGAAATTAGACGCTGGAATGTATGTAAGAACTTTAAATGGAATAGTAAAAATTGATAAAATTAAAGATAGTATTATGATAGATACAAAAGGAAAAACACATTTTGGAGATTTTATCAAAGCCAGTTATAAAATAATTGATATTTTGGAAGTTGGGGATTATGTTAATGGGTTTAAAGTAATAGATATAGTAGAAAATGATATTTATATTTCAGATTTTTATGCAGAAAGTTATATAGGCATTGTAAAAGTAAAAAATATTAAATCGATAATAACATACGAGCAAATGGAACAAATGGCATATAAGGTGGGAGAATAAGTATGAAAATAGATTTGAATAAGCCTTTTTATTTAATAGCAGAATATTGGTTAGGTGATTTAAAAGGTTTTATAAAAATAGGCGATGATAGAAAAGAAATTGAAAAAATATTCTTAGATAAATATGCTTGGTTGCCTAATACATGGGGAGTAACAGAGCAAACTTATCAATTATTAGAAGTCAATGCAAAAGAAATAATGAATTACAGAGGTGAAAGAAATGAAAATAATAGAGTTGTTAATAAGAATAGCAAATAAAGAAGAAATACCAAAAAAGATAAAATATAGTGATAAAATTTGGAAACTTGAAGAGCATAATGGCGATTATAAAAATGAAGATACTTATTTATTTGAATATTTATTTAAATATATTAATACAAAAAGTTTTATAAATAATAAAGTAGAAATAATTGAAGAAAATAAGGAAATAGAAAAATTAGAATTTGAAGAAGGCAAAGTAGATGATAAGCTTTTTTTAGCAAAGTATATTACACATAATAGAAAAAAAATCAATGAATTAATAGATGAAATAAATAAAATGAAAGAAGGTAAATAGTTTGAAAAAGATATTAGGAATAATTTTAATGGGAATAGTTTTAGTTGGAATAACAGGATGTACAAGTGCAGAGACAGTTAGCTACAATATTAGCAGAGAAAGTGATGAATTCAAAGTAAAAAGAAGAATTACATTTGTAAATTTGAGAACAGGTGAATATTTATTCACTATGACAGGTAAATGTTCAATACAAGGTGGTAGTAGTGATGTTAATAGTGAATTAGAAGTAGTATGTAGAATTGGAGAAGACAAATATCAAAAGCATATGCTATATTTAGCAGAAGAAACAACTTATGTAGTAGAACAATTAGAAGATATCGATGTATCAAGGTATGATTATGAGTTTGTATTTAGACCAGAAGCAATTATACCAATCGAAATTAAAACACAAATAGGCGACTAAGAAATAGGGGAAAAGGTTGAGAAAGGGGAAGTATGTATTTAGAATACAATGAACTTTTAAAACAATTTAAAAAAGCAGAGAGAAACTATAACGAGGCATTAGAGAAAAGAAGTGAGTTAATATTATCTGTAATGCCAGGAGCGATCAAAGCAAAAGAGATTATGACAACAAGTAACACTTCACCAGACGCGAAATTAATTAACTACACGAGTGAAATAGATGAAGTTGATAAATTAATCAATCAAAGTAGAAATGTGCGAGATATGTTAAATTATGAACTAAAAAAGAAGTTAATTAAAATGCGTGAAGAAGGAGATGTGTACGACAAGATATATATTTACAGATGGATAGAGCATAAATCAGTTTATAAATTTAATAGATTACTTGGATATAGTGTTAGACAAATCTATAGATATATAGATGAAATGAAAGAAAAAATATATCCTAGAAAAGAAAAAAGTGAAGAAAATGAAAAAATGGCACAAAATGGCACAAATCTAGGTTTATAATGGTATCGTGATATTTAGTCATACATACCTCATACTACCTATTAGTAGGTAGTATACTGATGATATAAATACTTAATTAGTATAAAATAGGAGCCGGTATTTCCAAATCAGCGGGAGCAGAGGATAATATATTATTATCTGTGGTTGCTAATGAGTAAACGTGCGCGGGATAATCGTTATATATCATTAGTATAGTACTTACTAATACGAAAGATTACATGCTTCTTCCTTTATATAAGTTTTTTCATTGGTATGTAATCAGTTAGACACGAAAGTGTCTTTTTATATTATAAGAAAGTAGGTGTTATCTATGAAAGCAAAAGTATTAAAGAGTTATCCAGATAAAATAACAAATAGGTGGTATAACGAAGGCGAAATAGTAAACTTTGAAGAAAAAAGAATTGAAGAGTTAGTTAATAAGGGAATAGTAGAACAAATAAAAAAAGAAAAGTTAGATGTAACAGAAGAAAAGTAGGTGGTGGTTATGAACTTAGATAAGTATATAAGAATAGCTTTAATCAACTTATCAAAGAAATATAAAATAACTATCATAGAATTGACTATTGCTAAAAATGAAAAAGTCAGCAAAACATTCAGAGTATCATACGAATTATTGAATAATGAAGATGATTTTCCGTCAAAAAAAGAATTTAGAAACAAGAGAGAATTAGCAAGGTGGTTAATGTGTCTACAATAAATAAGAAGACTAATAAGAAAACTGGTAGAACTAAATTAACTGATAAACAGAAGAAAAAAATAATTGCTGATTTTGTTGAAAATAATAATTATTCTGAAACTGCTAGGATGAATAATGTTTCAGAGTATACTGTTAGGAAAATTTGCAAAGATAACAACAATAAAGAGATTAAAGAAAAAATCGAACAAAAAAAAGAAGAAAATACTAAATCAATGTTAGAAATGATAACGGAAACAAACAACAAAAGACTTCAAGTTATCTCTAAATTAGTTGACGCTATTGATGATAAAGCAGAAAAAATAGATGCCTTTACTAATGTAAAAGATTTAGCAAGTGCGTATGGTATTTTAATAGATAAAGAACTCAAATTTGCAGAAATGCAAAAACTTAATTTAGAAAGCAATAAACAACAGGTATATATGCCAGCTCAAAATATAGGTAGAGCATTTGTTGATTTATATAGAGATATAAAGGAGAGAAAACATGACGACTATTGGTTAGAAGGTGGTCGTGGAAGTATCAAATCTTCTTTTTGGTCTCAAATAGTTCCAGAAGAATTAGAAAATAATCCTAATTGGTGTGCTGTATGTATACGTAAAGTGGCAAATACATTAAAAGATTCAGTTTATAGTCAATTAGAATGGGGAATGGATAATTTAAGTGAAACATTTCCTTTTATTAATGAAAATTGGATTAAAACTAAAAGCCCGTTAGAAATGAGAAATAAAAAGACAGGGCAAATGATTTATTTTAGAGGAGCAGATGACCCTGGTAAGATAAAATCAATTAAACCACCTAAAAATATGTATATAGCATTAATAATATATGAAGAGTTTGATCAAATGGCTGGTATGAACGAAGTTCGTAAAATAGACCAGTCGGTAAAACGTGGTGGAAATGAGTTTATAACATTTAGAATATATAATACCCCAAAATCCAAAAGACATTTCGTTAATGTTGAAAAAAGACTACCGAATCCTAAGAGATTAGTACATAAAAGTACATATTTAGATGTACCAGTAGATTGGTTAGGGCAACCATTTTTTGATGATGCAGAATTGCTAAAACAAAATAATCCTACCGCTTATGCTAATGAGTATTTAGGTGAAGAAACTGGTGATGGTGGAAATGTATTTGAAAATGTTGAACTAAGGGAAATAACTGATGAGGAAATAGAAAACTTTGATTATTTGTATCAAGGAATGGACTTTGGATGGTTTCCTGACCCATTAGCATGGACAAAGATGTGTTATCAACCTAACAAATTAACATTGTATATATTCGATGAATTTGTAGTAAATAAAATGAGTAATTCAAAAGTTTGGGATTACTTGAAAGATAATAAAGGTGTTAAAAATGATGATTTAATTACCGCTGATAGTGCAGAACCAAAGTCAATAGGAGATTTTCAAAGTTATGGTTCACTTATGAGAGGAGCAAAGAAAGGACCAGATAGTGTGGAATACTCAATGAAGTGGCTATCAGGACTAGCCAAGATAGTAATAGACCCTAAGAGGTGTCCTAAATCAGCCGAAGAGTTTACTACATATGAACATCCACAAGATAAAGATGGTAATTATATCACAGGATATGTGGATGCAGATAATCATTGCATCGATAGTGTACGCTACGGACTTAATCCAATATGGAGAAGAAAAGGAGAGTAAGAAGTATGTTTATGAAATTTTGGAATAAAATACTTGCATTATTTGGGAAAAAACAATTACCAGATGATATGTTAATGCAAGCAAATGATAAATTTACTTATGATTATGAAAATGATAAAGACATTAATTTTACCGCGATATTTGCTAATAAATTGGCAAACATAACAATAAGTGACAGTAATATTGATGTTGTTGGAGATAATAAAAGAGCAGAATTGCTACAAGAAACTTTGAAAAGATTAAAAAAGAAATTAAAGAAAATTGTTGCCAGAGATTTAGGAACTGGTGGAGTGTTGGTAATTCCATATGTTAATAGAAATAAAATGTATTTCAATATCATTACACAAAATAGATTTTCAATTAATAAAATGATTGGTGATGACATTGTTGATTGCACAATAATGGCTGAACATATAGTAAGGAACCGAGAACACTACTACAGGTGGGCTGATTATACATTGGAAAACAATAACTTGTATATCAGATATAGAAGTACATTAGATGGTGAACCTATTGAAATGACTTTAATTCCAGAATGGGAAAATATAGAAGATATGTCTATTACTAATGTTGATAGAATGCCATTTATGTATATTAAAAGTCCAATAGACAACAGAAAAGAAATGGACAAGTATGGTGCTCCTATTACTTATGGATGTGATAAACAAATAGCAAAGATAATGAATGACTTAGAGCAAATTGATAGGGAGTATAGTTTGAAAGAGGCATTTGTAGGAGCAGATATCACTATGTTTAAAGGCGATGATGCATTACCTACAAATGGTCTTTATAAAAAGATTAATGCTGGTGAAGATAACTTTTGGGAGGTATTTGATCCTGCATTTAGAGATACATCATACTATAACAAGTTAATGAATGATTTTGCACTATTAGAAAAAGCAGTAGGAACAGATAGGGGAATATTAACAGAACCTTTGTCAACATATCAAAACAGAGATGAAGCAAGAAGGGCAAATCAAAACACTTTCTCTATTATTGATGATGTAAGAGATAGTTTGGAAGATGGATTAAAAGATTTCTTATATGCTTGTGATGTTTTAGCAAATTATTTTGGATTAGGACCACAAGGAGAGTATGAACTATCAACAGACTGGTCTTATACAATGCTAGAAGATAGTACACAAGAATTTAGTCAACTATGCCAAGGTGAATCAAGAGGAGTAATTAGAAAGGCAGAATTAAGGCAATATTTAAAGCCTAACGAAACATTAGAAGAGGCTCAAGCAGTAATAGATGAAATAAAAAAAGAAAGTCCTAATACACAAGATTTGTTGGGTACAAGTGAATAATAAGGTGTCCTTATGTTAAGTGAAGATTCATTAGAAAGATTATCTGAAAGACTTGTTGATAGAGTAGAAAGTTTAAATACATATTTCATTAAGAAAATTGGTAATCAAATCAAAACGATAGGAACAATAACACCAAGTCAATTATCTGAATTGTTACAATCAGTTCAGTATGGTAATGACATTAATGAAATAATGAACAAAATAGCAGAAGTAACTGATATGAATGTTAAAGATATCTATAAGATGTTTGAAGAGGTAGCAAAAAAGAATCAGTCATTTTCAAAAAAATTCTATGATTACAAAAAAATTAAGTTTATTCCTTATGAAGAAAATAAAATGTTGCAAGAACAAGTTATGAGTATTGCTAAGGCTACTGCTAACGAGTATGTAAATATTAGTAAAACTTTTGCGTATATGAGAAAAAATGCTAATGGTATAAAAGAATATACTTCGTTATCAGAAGTGTATCAAAAAATTACTGATGAAGCTATTTTAAGTGTAGCACAAGGAAGAGAATCATACCAAATGGCAATGAAAAAAGCAATGAAAGAAATGACTAGCAATGGTTTGAGAGTTGTTGATTATTCTACAGCTTATTCAAGAAGAGCCGATTCATCAGTTAGAATGAATATCATGGATGGAATAAGAAGACTTAATAGAGAAGTGCAGGAGCAATTTGGAAAAGAATTTGAGGCTGATGGTATAGAAGTATCACATCACAAATATGCTGCGCCAGATCATATTGATACAATTGATGGTAAACAATTTAGCAAAAATGGTGAAATAATAGTTGACGGAGTTAAATATGAAGATTATAATACTATTAATGATTCACTATTAAGACATGTGGGAGAGTTAAATTGTTACCATTTTCCATTCCAAATAGTTTTAGGAGTTTCTAAACCTTTGTATACAAAAGAAGAATTGGAAGCAGATAAAGAAGATAATGAAAAAGGATTTGAATTTGAAGGCAATCATTATACTATGTATGAGGGAACTCAATTACAAAGACAAATAGAGACTAAGATAAGACAATATAAAGACAGGCAAATAGGTGCTAAGGAAGTTGATGATACTGATGAAGTATACCATTGCCAAGAAAAAATAAGACAACTTACTGATAAATATTATGATTTACATAAAGTAAGTGGATTACCTACTAAAATTGATAGATTGAGAGTAGATGGGTATAGAAAATATTCTGAAAAAGAATATATAGCAAGACAAACTAATATTTTAGGACAATCAAATGGCATTGGTGTTTCAAAAACTACAAGAAAATTTGTGGAAAAGATAGAACTTAATCAAATAGATAACAAAATTCAAGAATATAATGATATAATAAAGAACAAAGATGTTGAATTTGCTTATGTAATTCAAAAAAACGGAGAAGTATTTAGATTTGAAGGAAATGAACAGACAGTAAATATTTACGATATTGAATTTGAAGATGCGATAATAACCCATAATCATTTAAAAGATAAGTATGATGATATATATAAATCTTTTGGTGAAGATGATTTTAACTTTTTAAAAAAGAATCCAAAAGTTAAAAAGTTATATGAAATTAACGAAGAGTATAGTTATTCAGTAAGTGTTTTAAAAGAGCTTGATATAGATAAAACATATGCTAGAAATAAAGGATTAGAATTAATGATAAAAGAAGTTGGTTATGGAGATGATCAACATTACATGTTTAAATGGCTAAGAAATGAGGGATATGTTGACTATGAAAGAATTAACAATAGAACAAAAGAAAAAGATTAATGACATAAAAGAAAAAATGTTCAAAGAATTGGAAGAATATGATAAACAACAAAAAGAAACTGAAAATGTTTTAGATGGTGGTCAGGGTAATCCAATTATTTCAAAGTATAAAAAGCAAATTGAAAAAGTAATTAATGGCACTCAAAAATAGAGTGTTTTTATTATGCTATCTTTATAGGTAGCATAGAATAGATAATTATCATAAGCTGTTATATAAGCTTGGCTATATAAATTAGTATAACATTGGGAAAATATAGTCCTTATCTATTCTATGGTGCTTATGAAATGCACTACTAAGTCGATTGAATGAAATCGGCTTTTTTGGTCTATCTTAAAGACTTGAAAGAAAAGATAATATCTAAAAATCTGGGAGGACTAAACCTCTGTAAAAAAGTGGAAGGAGAATATGATATGAAAGAATTTTTAGAAAGTTTAGAAATAGGAGAAGGAAAGGTTAAATTAAGTGCTGCAGAAGTTAAATCGATTTTAACTGAACATGGTAAAATCGTTACTAACGAAAATGAAAAGGTAAAAAAAGATTTAACAAATGAAATCAACACTTATAAGAGTACAATAACTAATTTGGAAAATCAAATTAAAGATATGCCTAGTTCCGATGATGTTACTAAACTTCAAAATGAGATTAATGATATGAAACAAAAAGAATCTCAAAGAATAGCCGATGAAAAGGCAAAACAAGAAGATGAAATACTTACTAATAATATTATTACTGCATTTGGAGATAAGAAATTCACTAGTGATTACGTAAAAAATGGCCTTATTAGTGATATTAAATCTGAATTAAACAAAGCGGAAAATAAAGGTAAAGGTATTAAGGAAATCTTCGATAGTCTTACAAAAGACAAAACAGGATTATTTGAAAATCCTAATCAACCTGCTAGCATGCCAGGTATGGGAGAAGGAGATAATACAACACCTAATAATTTAGATGAAATGTCTTTCGAACAATATAAAGCATGGAGACAAAATAATTAAAAGAAAGGAAAATAGATTATGAATAAAATATTAACACCACAAGTTATTGCAAATGAAGCATTACTTGTACTTGAATCAAATCTAACTATGGCTAATCTAGTTCATAGAGATTATTCAAAAGAATTTGTAAATGTAGGAGATACTATTACAGTTCGCAAACCAGCCAAATTTGTGGCTAAAAACTTTATAGGAGAAGTAGAGGAACAAGAAATAAGTGAAGGTTCTGTTCCAGTTAAAATGGATAGATACAGAGATGTTACTGTTGGGGTAACTTCTAAAGAAATGACTTTAGATATTAAAGATTTCTCAAAACAAGTTATTGAACCAGCATTAACTGCTATTGCTCAAGCAGTAGATATTGACTTATTAACTGTTGGAGTTGAAAAAGCAGGCTCTAAAGTATCTGTATCAGCAACACCAGTAATAGCTGATATTGCTAATGTTGCTAAGGCATTAGATAAGAAGAAAGCACCAAGAGATAAAAATAGAAACTTAGTATTAGCTACTGATACTATGTATAAATATAATACTTTAGATAATTTTGCTAAAGTATGCTATAAGGGTGATTCAGAAGCATTAAAAGAAGCTGAAATAGGTAGAGTTTATACAATGAATTCATTCTTAACCCAAAATGCACCTGAAAACACTTCTGCTACTGCTGGTACTGCAACAGCATATAAAGTTGCTTGTACTAAAGGTGCTACTCAGTTTACTGTATCGGATGGAGCAGCAAAAACTGGAACTATTAAAGCAGGAGATAAATTAATTGTTAATGGATACTTATTTGAAGTTGCTGAAGATCTAACTCTAGCAGATGGAGCAGGAACATTAAAAGTAACTGAAAAAATACCATTTGCTATTACTACTGCAGTAAGTGCAGTAATTATAAATAAGGCACATTCTTTAGGCTTCCACAGAAATGGTTTAGCATTAGTTACTAGACAATTAGAGTTACCTCAAGGTGCTGCTAAGGCTGCTATTGCTAGTGCTGATGGATTAGCAGTAAGAGTTGTATTTGGTTATGACCAAGATACTAAAAAAGACAAAATCTCATTTGATATTATTTATGGTATCAAAGAATTAGATAGCGATCTATTAGTAGATTTTGCCTAATATAGGAGGGCATTATGGAATTTGAAAACCAGTATTTAACTTATGATGAATATAAGGAAGATTTAAAGGGTACTCTTTCAGAAATGCCCTTTAATTTATTAGAATATCGAGCAGAAAAGCAAGTTGATGAACTTACTTTTAATCGTTTTAGAAAAATATCTAACTATCCTATTGAATTAAAGTTGTGTATAAACGAATTAATAACTGAAATAAAGAAATACAATGACACTGGAATAAAATCCAGTGAAAAAGTAGGAGAATACTCAGTTAATTATGATAGACCAGTTACTAGTGAGAAAAAGCAAGTGTTTAAAAGTATTATAAAAGAATACTTATCAAATACAAAAGTTAATAATGTATTTGTACTATATTGTGGTGCTGATACTAATGACAACTAATTCAAGCATAACTCTCTATCATAAAAGATTTAATCCAAGCACAAGATTAGATGAATGGGATAGATATTCAATAGAAAAAGTAATGTGGCAAGGTGGTAAAGGTGCTAGTATCAATAAAGGTTATGAAAAAGCAAACGATATTAATATCTTTATACCTTACAATGAAAACAAGGAACTGAATAAAGTTCCTTTTTCTATTGGAGATATTGTCGTAAAAGGCAGTATCGAAGATAGAATCAAAAAACAAAGTGATTTGAAAGTAGAAAATTATAACATTACGACATTAATCAATAATGATTATGGAAGTGTAGACATACAACATATTCAATTAGGAGCAAAATAATGCCTTTAATCATGAAACCGGCAAGTGCTATCAAGGTAAGATTAGGTATTGAAGCTGGAGGTCCAGCACAAAGATTTTTTTGTAATGAATGCTATAGATATATGGCTCAATTTGTTCCAGGCGGAATGAATAGTCACTTAAATCAAAATGTAAGTTTAGCAACTGATGGTAGCTTCGTTATGTATAACGGACCAGATGCTCATTATCTTTATAATGGAAATTTGTATGTAGATCCGAAGTATGGAAATGGTGCTTTTTTTAGTGAAGATTATGGTTTTTGGTCAAGACCAGGAATAACCAAAATTCCCACTGAAAGGCAACTAAATTATCATACTCCAGGAACAGGAGCCCATTGGGATAAATTAATGTGGACTTCTAAAGGAAATGAAATTGTAAAAAATGTCCAAAAGTTCGTTGATAGAGGGTGTAAATAATGATAGAAAAAATAAGAAAATATTTAATTGAAAATGGAATTGTGGATGAAAAATGCAGAGTTAATGTAGATTTTTTAGGAGAAAATCCTACTGAGTTTGCAATAATACCTATTGCTGTAAATCCTATATTGAAAAAGTATATAGATGGTTCTTCATTAAGACAATATCAATTTCAATTAATAAGTTGTAATTATTATGGCGCTGATGTTATGCAAAATATGGCAAACAGCAAATTCTATGAAGAATTGTATGACAAGATAGAGTCTAATAATGATAATGGGATTTTACCCGATATTAAAGGAATAGAAAGTATAGAATGTTTAAACAATGGTGCTATTCTAGATGTTACAACAAATACTGCAAGGTATTCAATACAAATGAAAATAACTTATGAAAAATAGTTAGGAGGAATAAATAATGAAACAAAAAAGAAATACATATAAAATTTTTATGAATGTTTCAGAATCAACTACTAAAGAGTGGGAAATTATAGGTAAAGATATTGAAGAATTATCAAGAGAATTAAATAATGAAGTTAATTCAATTACTAATATTCTTGGAGAGACTTCAACTGAAGTTACAAAAGGTAATCAAGTAACTACCTGTGATCCGATTAAACTTAGAGATGATTCTAAAGCAAGTAAAATTCTTTATAACATTTATAAAAATGATTTAGAATTATCTGAGGTGGAAAAAGAATTCTTAGAGGTTAATACTTCAATGCCAGTTTCTGGAAACGAAGGAGAATACGAAGCATTTACTCAATTAGGTGCAATAGATTTAAAATCATGGGGAGGAGATAAATCTGGTATTAATAGCCCATTTGATATTAATTGGATTGGTGCTAAAACATATGGTACATTTAACCCTACAACAAAAACATTCACACCAGCAGAATAGATTGAACAGGGGGCATTTAATTGCCCCTTATTTTTTATATGAAGGAGAGATATTATTATGGCATTAACTATTAAAAATAGATTAATAAAAGAAGATATATTAGATGAAAGTGGAACCAAAATAGGAGAGTTAAAGTTTAATCCTAATGATAGTAGAATTATGAAAAAAATGTCTAGTCTAGTTAAAGACTTTGGAAAGGCTGTAAAAGAAATCGACAAGTTAGATAAAATCGAAAGACCAAACTTAGAATCAATTTCAATCGAAGATTTTGACAAAGCATCTGAATACTTTGATGCGTTTGATAAGGCTACAGATATAGAGATAGAAACAACAGATAAGTTAATTAATGAACTATCTGAAATATTTGGAAAAGAAACTATTGAATTATTCACTCAAGGAACTAAGGATGCAGAAAGTTTATTACCAGTAATTAATTTTATAGAACCTTATGTGAAAAATGCTAGACAAAGTAAACTAAATAAATATTTAGATAATAAAAATGATGTAATGGAGTAGTAGGATATGAATGTTCTAACTGATAAATTTCCTACAAAAATAAATGTAAACAATAAGATTTTGAGCATAAATTCAGATTTTAGAAATTGTATCAAAATAATTGAAGCATTCGAGGATGAGGATTTGCTAGATGATGAAAAATATTTAATTCTAATTAAGAGATTATATATAGATGAAATAGAAGATGAAGATTTGCAAGAGGCAATTATTAAGGGCATTAAATTTCTTGATTTAGGAGAAGAAAATGAAGATGGCGAAGAAAATGTAAAAAGACTATATTCATTTACAAAAGATGATAACTATATTTATACAGGTATTAGACAATCACATAATATTGATTTAAATAGTATTGGATATCTTCATTGGTGGAATTTTGTTTATCTTTTTTTGGATATAGGACAAGATTGTATGTTTAATCAGTTGATTTACTACAGGCAAAGAAAAAATGAAGGAAAACTTACTAAAGATGAGAAAAAAGTATATATTTCTATGAGAAAAATACTTGATTTAAATTATGAAGAAGAAAATGAAGATGATGATGAGTTTATGAAAAAATTAAATAGTCAAGAATAGGAGGTGCAAAATGGAAAAAAAAGACGGTGCTTTGGTTATTGAAACAAAATTAAGTACTGAAAAGTTTGAAACCGATTTAAAAAAAATAGACAAAAGTACTAAAAATATGATTAATAGATATAATAAATCTGTTGATAGTATAAAAAATCAAGAATTAGCAATCGAAAAAGTAAAAAATAAAATTGAAGAATTACAACTTTATGCAGATACTGGATTTATAAAAGATAGTGAATTAGGTCAACTTGAACATTTAAATAAAAAATTAGATATTTTGAATAGCAAATTAGAAGAATCTAAAAAGCAAACTAATGAACTAGGAAAGGAAATAAATAAAAATCTAGGTAATAAAGCAAAGTTTGCAGGTATCATTGATGGTTTTGATGGTGTAGGTAAAAAAATAGATAAATTAAAAACTAGAATGACTAGATTAATAGGAACAGTTGCAATATTTAATTTAATAAGAAATAGTTTAACCAATTTAAGAAATGGATATATATCATTGCTTAAGCAAAATGATTCTTTTAGTTCAAGTCTAAATCAAATAAAGGCTAATTTGATGACTGCTTTTGCTCCTATATATAATGCTTGTTTACCTGCTATTAATTCACTTATGAATGCTTTATCTAAAGTAACTGGTACATTAGCGGTATTTGTATCTGGTTTATTTGGGACAAGTCTTAAAGATGCTAAAAAACAAGCAGAAGGATTATCAAAATCACTTGATGATACCGCAAAAAGTGGAGAAAAAGCAAGTGGCAGTTTAGCAAGCTTTGATAACTTAGAAGTGATTGCAGATAATAATAGTAGTGTTAGTTCTTCAAATAATGGAATTGATTATAGTGGAGAAATTACTTATAGTCAAAAATTACTTGATATCTTGAATAATATTAAGAATTTTGTTGTTGACAATAAGGAACTTATTATTGGATTTATAGCAGGAATAACTGGTGCACTAGTATCACTTAAATTATTGGGATTAGATCCAATAATGGGATTAGGCATAGGATTGGTAGTTGCTGGAATAGTTTTATTAATTCAAGATATTATTGATTTTATCAACGATCCTAGTTGGGAGAAATTTGGAGAAATATTAATTGATATCGGAATAATATTAGGTGGTCTTGCTTTAATAATAGGAGGTATACCACTAGCTATAGCGGCGGCATGTGCTGTAATAATTGGATTGATAATTAAATATTGGGATGAAATATGTGCATTTTTTGAACCGGCAGTTACTTGGATATATGAAAAAGTAATCAAGCCCATTGGAGATTTCTTTTCAAATTTGTGTAATTCTATTAAGGATGGATTTACTAATGCAGGAAATTGGGTAAAGGAAAAATGGAATGCAATGGTTGAAGGTGGAAAAAATGCTTGGGCTAGTATAAAAAATGTATTTTCAACAGTAGCAACATTTTTTAAGAATATATTCACTGATGCCTGGGAAGGTGTAAAAAAAGTTTTTTCTACAGGTGGTAAAATATTTGTTGGAATTAAAGATGGTATATTAAATGGATTTAAAGCAATTGTAAATGCAATAATAACCGGAATAAATAAAGTAGTTTCAATTCCATTTAATGGAATAAATTGGGCATTGCAAAAGATACGAGATATTGAGTTTTTGGGAATATCTCCATTTAAAAACTTGATAAAAACAATTAATGTTCCACAAATACCAAAACTTGCAACAGGAGCAGTAATTCCTCCAAGAAGTGAGTTTATGGCTATATTAGGAGATCAAAAGAGGGGTGTTAACATTGAAACACCACTTGATACAATGGTAGAAGCATTTAATAAAGCATTGGATGATAGAAATGCTGGTAATGGCGAATTAGTAATAGAAAATTTAACTATTGTCAATAGAATAGGTAATACTGATATTAGCAAGACTGTAGTTAAAGGTGTTAGAATTGCAGAAAAACAATTAGGAAAACCTTTATTTGTAAATTAGGAGTGTGAGTAAATTGAATAAAATTAAAATAATAAATCCGTCTGATAATACGGATTTTTTTGAAATACCATGGGAGTGGTTAGAAAGAGGAACTTATGCTCCTACTTTAAATGATTTGGAATCAAGTGCTGAAAGAGGAAAAATGACAGGTTATCTTAGTAGAGTAAGATGCGCAGAAGTACCAGCAGCTACTTTACCAATTGCAAAAAGATTAAAACAAAGTGAATTATATCCGTTATTAAAATTGTTGAGAAAAGTAAAAATAAATATTTACTATTTTGAAAAGTACGAAAATTCTTATATAACAAAAGAGTTTTATGCAAAAAAACCTAATCCATCAGTTTATGAAATTCCAAAAGATAATAACACAGATAACATTATATATGATAAGTTCACCATAGAATTCTCGGGATATGGAGATATAAATTCATGATAGAGAATATTGATAGTAAATACATTCAAACATTTGAATATGAAAACTCAATAAATAGTGATGGAAATATTTTAGGTACTTGTGAACTCGGAACCGCTACTATTCAAATGATAAATGATAGTAATACTTATAGTTCATTAAAAGGGCAATGGATTAAAACAATTCATGGTTCTTTTTATATTTATGATGTGGCTCCAGTTCAAGAAAAAGTAAATATTAAATTGAGTTGTTATGATGTTAAATATAAACTTGATACACCTTATGATAGCAGTAAATATACTTTCCCTATGACATTAAAAGCATGGAGAAATTCAATATTTACTGAATGTGATGTTACTTATGATAATAGTGACTTCCCAAACAGTAATTTAGTTTTAACCGAAGAACCATATATAGGCGATAATCCTAGTAATAGGCAAGTCATGAGTTTGATAGCACAGGCAGGAGCAAGCTTTGTTATTACTGATAAGAATGATAAATTCTATTTTAAATGGTTTAAAAATACAACTAATAATATAAATGACTGGCTAGAATTAACTACTGAAAAAGAATCTACAAATCCAATAAATGTAGTAGTTTTAGGAAGAGGAGATGTTGAAGATAATGTTTATTATCCCAAAACACTACCTGAAAACAAGAAAGAATTAAGGATAGATAATAATTATATACTTGACCCACAAATTGCAGGTGAAGAAGATAGAAGAAATGATGTAATAGAATCAATTTATAATCAAGTAAATGGTTTTTCTTTTATTCCGTTTACTATAAGAACACAAAATGTTGAAAATAAGTTATCCATTGATTTAGGTGATAAAGTTTCTTACAAAGACATTTGGGGGAATAGTTTATCTTCTTACGTTATGACTAAGAAAATCACTTACTTAGGTGGGAATCCAAGTGATGATGATAATTATGAAATAACATTGTCTGCAGAAGAAATAAATGAAACTTCTACTGAATATTCATATGCTTCAAGCATAGAACAAAGACTAAGCAAAGTAGAAGTAACAACAGATAAGCAAAATAAAAAAATAACAGCCTTAGTTGAAGAAACAACAACTAAAATAACTAGCATAGAAAATTCAATACCAAAATATCAAACTGAACTAGATATATACAATATAACAATACCTGTTGATAGTGAACTAAAACCGCTAGAAAATAAAGATTATTCAGTGGGATACACAACTAAGTTTGAGGGTTCAGAAGTAGAATCAACAATTAGCTCTCAGAGTGAAAATGCTGGTATTACTTTTGGACTATCTAACAACAAGATAACATTATCGGTTCTAACAAGTGCTGCTATTACTAGTTTAAGTAATGAATTCGTAATAGATTTCTCTTATACAAAAGATAGTACTACTTATACTGATAGTAAAAAGATAATAGTAACATTAGCATTGAAAGGTAATACTGGTGTTAAAGGGGATACGGGAGCAAATGGTAAGGATGGTACTAATGGAGTAAATGGAAAAGATGGCACAAGTTATTATGTACACATAAGATATAGCATTAATTCAAATGGAAATCCAATGACAGAAACACCATCAAGTAGTTCGAAGTACATGGGAATAGCAAGTATCACTAGTTCTACTGCTCCCACGAGTTATAGCAACTATAAATGGTCACTAATTAAAGGAGCAGATGGTATATCAGGAAAAGATGGCACTGATGGTAAAAATTCATATTTACACATTAAGTACTCTAATGATGGTGCTACATTCACTTCAAATAATGGCAATGATGTTGGAAGATATATAGGAAGTTATACTGACTATAATGAAACTGCTAGTACCAAATTTGATGATTATAATTGGCAAGATACTGCAATAGTAGTTGATGATGAATTAGATGATTTACAAAATCAAATCAACAATACTAATAAAGATTTAAACAATAACTATACAAATAATACTGAGTTAAATCAAAAATTAGAAGACCAAAAACAAACAATTACAGAAGAATTTAGTACTAAAATAACTCAAACTAAATCTGAGTGGCAAGCAAGTGTGATTGAGTATATTAATACTAACGGAGTCGAGAAGTTTGTTAATACTCTGGTAACAATTGATATAGATGGTCTGAAATTATCTAAGAGTGATGAAGATATAGTTTCATTGTTAAATAATAAAGGATTATATGTTAGTGATGGTAAATTGAGAGAAGATTTGTCTAATTTACTTATGAAAGTAGACAGAGCAGGTGCATTATTTAAATTGTTAGAAATATTAGGAACAATTAAAGAGCAAGGTATAATTCAAAAAGAAAAAATAACTGATGAAACATATGGTGAGTGTCAAGCCTGGTATTGGATAGGAGATGAATAACATGGCATTACAAACTAAAACGATAACAGGTAGTACTAGTAGTAACTGGATATTTGAAACAATAGTAACAGAGAATAGTACAAGCATAGAAAATAATACATCAAGTGTAACAGTGGAACATTTTTTATCTCACCATTATGCAGGCTCTTATTTAGCAGGTTCATGTACTGTAAATTGGAATTGTAATGGGCAAGAAGAATCAGAAACTAAGACTATCAATAGTGGTAGTCTTTCTTCATATCAAAAATTTAGCTTAGGAAGTCGCACATTTACAGTTAGGCATAATAGCGATGGCAAGAAGATTGTATCTGTTGGTGGTAGTATGTCTACTACTCAATTTAACCCTAATAGTGCTAGTTCTAGTGGTAGTATGGAACTTACAACAATTCCTCGCGCAAGTGATATAGCAGTATCTAATACTGACTTAGGACAAAATATACCAATCACAATAGGCAAAAAGGTAGATACCTTTACTAGTACATTAACTTACACGATTGGAAAACTAACAGGTACTATTGTAGAAAAAACAAACCTATCTAATTATCCTTGGGTAATGACTTCTACTTTAATTAATCAAATAAAAAAGGCTTATCCAAATAGCGGTTCATATACAAAAGGTGGAATCGAAGCAAAGGTTACTTGTAAAACATACAATGGAACTACTTTAATAGGTTCAAAAGATGCGACATTTAAATTATACATAACTGATAAACCAACTATTAGTAGTGCGGTAAGAACCGAATTAAATACTAAAATAAAAGCACTAACTACAAATGTATTAAGACACGCATCACAGAATAAATTTACAATTACTGCAACTGCTCCAACTGGTGCTACAATTACTGGTTATAGAGTAAAAAATGGTATACAAGATAGTGGATTATCAACAAGTAATATAGTTAATCTAAATGATATTCAAACTTATTATGAAGAGAGTAATGTATTAAAAACTAAATTCATAGTTACTTGTGTAGACAGTAGAGGAAATGAGTCAGAAGAATTTCCAGCAGTGTGCAATTTTACTAACTACATTCAAGTATCAATCAACAAGACTGATGTATCAATAAAAAGAAGTTCAGGAACATCAAATGATTGTAAAATTTATGCAACAGGTAATTTTTTTAACGGCAAAATTGGAACTACAGATAATACAATTGCATTTAAGGTAAGATATAAATTAAAAACTGCTACTACATGGGGAAGTTGGATAACTTTATCGACAACATACACCGATAATACATTTAAAGTAAATAATGTTGCCATATCAGCAACATTTGATTATACAAAAAACTATGACATTGAACTTATGGCAACTGATAAGATAGGAGAATCAGATGATTATAGCAAGGTATTTGTAAGCAGTGCGCCAACTGAAAAGCATCATAGTAAGGGCGCCTGGATAAGAGAATTGAGTTGCGACGAATTAGCAATAAATAATACAGCTGTTATGGATGTTTTGAATAACCAAACGATTTATGATAGTGGTTCAAATTCAGATGGTTCATGGATTAGATTTAAAAACGGGTTCATGATTTGTACAAAAAAGAAAACTGGTGACACCGGTACACCAGGTACATGGATTAATCCTATTCATTTTAAAGATATTTCTTGCGGCAATTGGCCACAAACGTTTAAGGAATTATATTCTTGTGTTGCATCGACTGGCAGTTCACAACTTTGGTGTACTAACTATGATTTTACAAATACAAGTGCTGGAAGTGTTAGAACAATAACTTGTGCTGATAGCACAAAAAGTTATGAAATAAATTTAGTTGGAATCGGAAGTTGGAAGTAAGGAGAGTGATAGAATGAAAGTGATAGACAAAGAAATTCATATTAATAGAGGGGATAGGTTATTAATAGAGTTTACAATTGAAAATGGAGAAGATAAGTATGCTTTTAAAGAAGGAGATAAAATAAAATTTTCTATTTATGAAAAAAGGAAGTTAAATGAAAAACCAGTTTTGCAAAAAGAATTTACACCAACAGTAGGTGCTACTAGTGTTAACATAGACATATCAGGCGAAGACATGAAAATAGGCGAAATGGCGAATAAAGAAATAGTATATTGGTATGAAATAGAATTAAATGGCGATTCAACTATTATAGGCTACGATGAAGATGGGGAAAAGAAATTAATTCTTTATCCTGAAGGTGCTGATTTATGATAAAAGCAAAACAAAAGTTAACAGGTAATTTAAATGCTAAGAAATCACTGAGTAGTAAGTTAGGTAATGCAATAATTTATATAGATCCATTAACTCAAGAAAAGAGTGTTGAACCATCAAAATCAAAACAAATAATTATTCCAGATGATGGATTTAATGGACTATCTAAGGTAGTCGTTAATAAAATAGCAGACAATTACATTATACCTAGTGGTGAAATTGAGATTAAAGAGAATGGAAATTATGATGTAACGAGTAAATCAAGTATAACTGTTAATGTTCCTGAGAAGAAGTTGGGAACCAAAACAATAACAAGTAATGGTACATATCAAGCAATAAATGATGAATTAGATGGGTATAGTCAAGTAGCAGTTGAAACAAGTGGTGTAGATATAAATGAGTATTTTACTAGTACATTTGAAAGAGGTGGCTATTTAGTAGGTAGTGTACCAAATAGTTATACAAATGGACTAAATGCTTCTATAAAAAAGTTTCCTGGTGATATATTACCACCAAGTACATACAGCATGTTTTTGACAGGATGCAAAAACTTAACAGATGTAAATGCACTTGCAGCAATGGACAGCTCAAGCATAACAGACTGTACTCGTATGTTTCATTATTGCCTGGCGCTATCACAAATTCCATTATTTGATACTTCAAAAGTAACTCAAATGGTATTTATGTTTAGTGGATGTAGTCAATTAACAGCTATCCCGCAACTTAATACAAGTAACGTAACTAATACGCAATACATGTTTCAAAATTGTTCAAAATTGGAAACAATACCGTTGTTAGATTTTAGTAAAAATCATAATGTTCAGTCGCTATTATACAGCTGTAGCAACTTAGTTAATTTGGGTGGCTTTCAAAATTTAGGACAATCGTATTTAACAACTGTAAATGCAAATAATTCTTATTATAAATTAGACTTGTCATCAAGTACAAAATTAACAGAACAATCTATAATCAATGTGTTAAATAATTTATATGACATAGCAACAGCAGGATGTAAAGCACAACAAGTAGTATTAGGCTCTACTAATTTAGCAAAACTAACAAGTACATCAGGACAAACTGCTTTAAGTAATGCTCAAACTAAAGGTTGGACAGTTAGTTAGAAAGGGTGATAACATGGAAATAAGAAAATATGGTAATAAAAAAATACTAATAGCAGATTCTAATAAGCATATTAGAGATGCAAATGATGTTTATGTATCTGCTACTGAATCAGAACCAGAACACAATCCTTATTATGCATCAATAATATTCTTAGCAGATAATTTTGATGAAAGTAAGTTAAACGAACTATATGTAGAAGAGGAATTATAAAATGGAAAAAATAACTAATAAGATTAAATTGCTAATTACATGGGGTGGTTGGCTAGTTGCTATAATAGTTGGACTGTGGTCAATTTTTGGAATTTACTATAAATTCAACGAAAATTTAAAAGTGATTCAGAAAACGACATTAAGAAATACTATATGGAATGAAAATATACCAATGCATGATAGATTAGAAAGTTGTGACAGTTATCTTGCTTTAGGTTATAATTCAGAAACAAAAAAATTCTGTAATAAATTATTAGAAAGAGGTGATAATTAATGAAAAAAGGATTAAGTGATGTGAAAAGTTATGTAACCGTATTGTTTGCTACTGCTTTAGTAATATTACTATTTATAGCAGTGTTTAAATCAGAAAGTATATTTGAAACAGTATTCTTATTGTTTACTAATTTGTGTACAGCAGTTTTTACATATTTTTTCACAAGAAAAGCAAAAGAAGTTAAGGAGAGTGATAGTAATGAAATGTAGAGTATTAGAAAGTGGAAATTGTGAAATTACACAAGGTTATAATAGTAATCATCATGCTAATGATATAGTGGGTAGTGGTTATACATTAGATACTGTAGTAGCACATAGTGAAGGTAAGATCATATTCTTTCAAGATGGTTACAGCATTCTACCAGGTAGTACTGGCAATGCTAGTTATGGTAATTGTGTTAAAATAGACCACGGAAATGGCTATTACACACTATATGCCCACATGCAAAAAGGACTATCCGTAAGAAATGGCGATTATGTTAAAAAAGGACAAGTCTTAGGCTATATGGGAAATTCAGGAAATGCTTGTGGAGCACATCTCCATTTTGAAGTTTGGAAAGATGGAGTAAGAATCAATCCAACAGATTATCTAAATAAAGATTTATTTACTGAAACAATTGAAAAGAGTGTTGAGGAATTAGCTAATGAAGTTATTCAAGGATTATGGGGAAATGGTCAAGAAAGGAAAGACAGACTTGGCGATAGATATAGTGAGGTGCAAGCAAGAGTTAATGAAATTCTAGAACCAAAGGTAACATATTTATCTAATCCTTCATATAATGGTGTATCAATAGTAGATGCCTTAAATCAAATTGGAGTAGATAGTTCTTATGGATATCGTACTAGATTAGCAGAAGTTAATGATATCAGCAATTATAGAGGTACTGCTGAACAAAATACTTATATGCTAGAATTACTTAAAAAAGGTATATTAAAATCAGTTTAGTGAGGTCTTAAATGAGTAGACCAAAAAGTAAGCAAATAAAAAATCAATTATTTCTAAATTGCGGTAGGGTTGATATGTATAACATGCAAAAATACGCAAAAGAAAAATTACAACTACATCATGATCCACCTTATCGCATAACACATCATACAATTTATGAAGAATCTTTCTTACTATCAGATGAGAATCATGTAGAGTTACATAAGCTTGAACTAGATAACAGGGAAGAATACGAGAATCGTATGGAAGTAATTAGAAATAATAAAAAAATATTGGAATTGAAGAGAAGTAGGCATTAGTATTAGTGTCTACTTCTTTTTTTGTTAGGTAACTTTTTTTATTAATTTCATATACTATATTGACTTTATTTTAAAATATGATAATATATACAATTGTAATTTTTATGTCAAATGTGAAAAAAATATTGTATTTGTTTTACTAAAATGTTAAAATTAATATAGAGGAGGATGTGGAATGAAGAAGGTAATAAGTAGAAAAAAAACATCAATTTTTGATGTTGCAATTTGTTTTTTAAAGATTGTTGATAGAGATTCTGGTAGTACCATTACTCCACTAAAATTACAAAAGCTTCTTTACTATGCTCAAGGATGGTACTTAGCAATCAATGACCGAGAACTTTTTAAAGAAGATTTTGAAGCCTGGGCACATGGACCTGCCAATCCAGCAATATATGATAAATATAAAAAGTATGGTAGAGATTCTATTGATTATCCAAATGAAAATTCTAAAATTGCTAATGGTGTGTTAGACTTTTTATATACCATTTGGAGTACATATGGTATATATGATGGAAAATACCTAGAAAATTTAACTCATTCAGAAACTCCTTGGATTGAAGCAAGAAAAAAAGGTAATTGCCAAGATGGCGATTCTTGTTCAGAAATAATAACAAAAGAATCAATGAAAGCTTTCTTTAAAAGAAAAATGACTGAGAATGAAAATTCCTAAACAGCATATCGATAATTATGTATTAAATAAAAAAGAAGTTACTGATGATGATAAACAATGTAGATTACGATTTGTGGATTGCCACAAAAAGTATCCTCTTGAAGATTTATCTAAACAAGAGTTAAAAAGTTTTATAGACTTTGCTAAAAAGGCAGAAAATAAAACTTGGAAAGATATAAAGTTTAATGATAATAGTTTTAACTATGAAACAATAAAAGACTTAAAATTACCTGCAAATTCTAATGGCATTATCACTGCCGAAACATTAAGAGTTACTAAAAAATTTAGATTAGTTGGATATAGGGATAATGAATATTTTTATATAGTTTGGTTTGACAAGACACATAAAGAAACTTAGAAAATATTCATTGTCTCTTTTTCATTATAAATAACTCCTTCCAAATATTTTTATGAATTCTATTCTGTTTCCAATATTATTCTCAAAATATATTTGACAGAGTCGTTTATAATATAAATCTAAATCCTTATTAAAATGTATTCCATCTTTACCAGTATGATGATTTGCACAAAGAGGAATCACAAAATTATATTTAATAGAATTGATTCTATTCTTACCATATATTATCTCATGTAAATGCACTCTTGGTTTACCACATATATAGCAGTGTTCTAAATCTTCGGTAAATACAGATTTTCTATTTCTTTCCAGTTTGGCTAATTTATTTGATTTGTTACGCATTTTTACCCTTTTAGGAGAGATTTTCTCCAATAATTGTGTGTTTTTTCTCATTTGACAATTATTTGATAGTCCACTTGCAATCGGACTTTTCTTGATAGAAGTGGACTTTTTATATTCTTTATTATCACATTCTTTACAAAGTGATAAGTTTATTTCTTTATTTAGTAATTTACAATATGGTTTATTTTTTCTTTTCTTTAAATTTATACAATAATTATTCATTATTAATCTTCCTTTCGTTGGAAAATTAATAAAACTAGTTATAAATATGTACCTAAAATGTACCTAAATACACATAAAAATATAAAAAGCCTTATAAAATAAGGCTTTATTTTCATATTGGTGGAGGTGAGGGGAGTCGAACCCCTGTCCGAAAATTCTTTAATAAAAACTTCTACAAGTTTAGTTAGTTAGATGGATTTCGAAAATATTATAATTAACTAACAAATTAAAATATTTTCTAGTTTATATTATTCGTTATAGATTATAAACTTTATCTATAATATAGCTTGCTTTATAAGTCTATGTTATTTCTCACAAGCAAAGAAATAGATAGACCTCTTGTTTACTTAAATTCTAAGCAAAAGCAAGAGCGTTGTTATAGTTGTTTCCAGCTATATTTAATTTGTCTATTATCGTTAGACACCCGACTTGCAGTTTAAATCTCCGTTATTCCCGTCGAAGCCAAAGGCACCCCCAGGACATATAAATTATAACAAATGTTTAGTTTTTTGTCAATTTCTTTATAAAAAATAGTATTAACAAATCTTGCTAATACTATTTAATTATAAATTTTACCCCATTTTTAGCATTTTCTATTGTAATATCATATTTCAAGAATTGGAGTGTTTTTTTTACGATTGATAGTCCTAGACCAAAAACTCCCTTTATACCTTTTTCATAAGGCGTAAATATATCGTTTAAGATGTTTTCTTCAATATTTGGACCATCATTATAGAGAGTAATAACATTCTTTTTGATTGTTATTTTAACTTCTTTTTTTGCATATCTTATAAAATTATTTAATATGTTATCAATTATTGCTTCCCACATATCAGCACTTCCACGGAATGTTGTATTATTATCCATTTCCAAAGTAAATTTAACATCAGGTCGAGCCATTTTGAATTTATCAACAGAACTGTTGACAATATTTTTTATATCTAAGGTAACATTTAAATTGTTTTT